ATTCAACAAGAGTTAGATGAAAATCAAAGGAGTTAATCATGGGTGTACATAAAAAGTTAATGGATGCAAGGATTCTCTTGCAACAAGCACCACTAAAGAAGTCAGGCCACAACAAGTTTGCGGGGTATTCATACTTCGAGCTTGGTGACTTTCTACCAACAATCAATCAAATCTTTGCCAGAGTAGGTCTGTGCGGTGTTGTATCGTTCGATAAAGAACTAGCAACCCTGACCATTACCGATACTGAAGACAGTACAGAGATCAAGCTGACAAGCCCTATGGCAGAAGCCAATCTAAAGGGATGCCATCCAATCCAGAACCTTGGTGCGGTAGAAACGTATACCAGGCGCTATCTGTGGGTTTCAGCGATGGAGATCGTTGAGCATGATGCCCTAGACTCTTCTGCCCCTCTGAAGGAGGATAAGGTCATCATTAGCCCAACTCAAGGTGCTCAAAATGACATCCCAATCGAGGAATTAAGGTATCTTGAAGAAGTGGCAATAGAACTAATTGCCATGTGTGAGCAAGGTGATCCAAGGGCAGCCTTGGTTAAGTTAGATGAAGAGAACTTAGATAACGAGCAAAAAATCGCTCTATGGACTCTCATGCCTAGTAAAGTGCGTTCAGCATTAAAGAAAGCAAAGGAAATGTGATGGAAAAGAAAGATAACTCAGGCGTTTTGTTCAAGAACGATAAAAAAGAATCAGAGAAACACCCTGATTACAAAGGAAACATTACAGTAGGCGGTCAGGATTACTGGCTATCTGCATGGATTAAAGAAGGAAAGTCAGGCAAATTCATGGGGTTAGCGGTATCTCCTAAAGAAGAATATAAGCCAAAGACTTCTGAGCGTTCTAAGGCTACTGGCTTTGATGACGAATCTATGCCCTTCTGAGTTAATATAAACCCGAGGGGAGAGCTGTGCAAAGGATTTTCCTAGCTTGCAGACGAGCAGTTTTCCCCTCACCCAATAGGAGTGAATAATGGATATTAAGAGTGCTTTCGATAAGATATTTCCTAACTTTCCACGAGTTAGAACAACAGACCCTCTCACTTCATTTGAAGCAGCAGAGTCTATCAAGCCAGTAGTCAACAAACACTATGAGATCATTCTGGAGTGTTTACAGACCTATGGTGCGCTTGGAAAGGATGGCATCTCATCTCTGACCAAACTAGAGAGCAATCAAGTTGCAAGACGTTTAAACGAAATGCAGAAGATTGGTCTTATCCATTTAACTGGTAAAACAGTTAAGTCAAACTCAGGTAGAAACGAAAGAGAATGGTCAGTATGATAGAAAAACCACCATATTCAAAGATCAGTTACCCCTCTGTTCCAAACAAGGATTTCGTATGGTCTTCAGGGTCTGATGTTCAAGCGATCTGGAGAAAGTTTGGATGGACTCCACCCTCTGAGAAGATGCTGCCACCACCGCCTGAAAAGTACCAAGAGCCTTTGCGGAGAGTGAGATGAACAGAGGAGACATTGAACAATGGACACGAGAAGCAGGGGGCTTTGATGCTACTCCTGAGTTCCTTGCTAAATTTGCCGCTTTTGTCGCTTCTGCCGAGCGTGAGGCGTGTGCAAAGGTTGCTGAGACTCCGATTGGTGAGTACGAAGTGGTCGTGGCTTGTGGAACTGAACCTGCGCCATATCGCATCCCTCAATATGCAAATTGGCAAGACATTGCTACAACTATTCGAGCAAGGGGACAAGCATGACTAAAGACTTGCGTGAAGAAGCTATGTTTCAGGTGCAAATGTTAGGCGAGGAGATTCAACCTGATTGGATTGGTCTGACAGATGAGGAGCTGCAACTAATTGCTGACGAATACCGCATTTTGTTTGGCAGTTGGGTTAAAGACTTTGCCCGAGCCATTGAAGCCAAACTAAGGAGTAAGAACTCTTAGGTCAAAACTGCTAGTGCGTGATTGATGTGCTTTTCCCGATCTGCAAGACCGATGAAGCCGCCATTTATTTTTTTGGTCATCATCTTGTAGTCTCGGGAATCAGCATACTGGTTTAGCTTATGCGTAGACCAGAAAAAGCCTGCTGTGAGTGCAGCGTACTGAGGTGTAGCCACTAGGTCAGGTTGCATCACAAAGTCCTCTCCTAGTGCTTGCCCTGCGTGATAGTACCCTGCATGGCCTGTGGTCTGGAAAAGACCTCTGCCTCGGAAACGAAATCCATCCCCTGAAGCCTCATCCCTGTTACCCATTCTGTTGGCATAAACCGAGTTAGCAATCTTCTTAGGATCACGCTCATATTGCTTGGCAAACTCTAATGTTGGGAAACGCTTAGGCCATACTTTCATCAAGGTTTCTGCACGATAGTTCAGGTTTTCAACAAGCATTTTGAAGTTTCCACTCTCGTGAGCTGCTTGACCAATAAAAGCCGCTTGGCGAAAAGGAGTAGAGATGTCAAACCTGTCGAAAGTGGTGTTTAGTGCCGCTTCCCATACAGGATCAATATGCAGTTTCTTTAGTTGTTCAGCGTTTATCATTCAACAAGTCTCTCATCTGGTTATACGAGTCCACACACGCATTTAAAGCGGCAGTATTTCGATCCCCTTGGGCGACTATTTCTGCGATGGCTTCGATGGTTGCTCTTTCGGCATCAGAAGGTTGGTCAGTCTGTCTGTCAGGTTCACGGGTTGCTTCTGTATTTGTGGTGGCAACGGGGGTATTTGTGGGGGTTGATACGTTACTTGAGGGGCAGAGGCGCAACTTGCCAGCACGATTGGCAGCACTAAGGGCAGAAGTCTTTTGATTGATAGCATTGTTTGCCTCCAATAATTTAGTAGCATTTAGGTTCAGTTCTTCAGTCAGTTTCTGTTCTGTTTTACGGGATTCTTCGTTCTTTTTAGCAATGGCGATCTTCATGTCGCCATCACGTTCTAGCCACCCATAGTGGTGTCCTACCCTGTAAGACCCAAATAAAGACACTAGAACACCCACAATAAGCCACGGGAGAGGGATTGGTAACATTATTCAGCCTCTTTTCTTGCTTGAGCCAACTCTTCACGCTCTTGGTCATCTTCTAGGTGGTCAGGAGGGGTAGTCGGAGGAGGGCCAGGTGTCCAAGATTCATCCAATTCAGGATTAGTCCAAACTGGCATAGCACCAAAAGGTTGACTAGGTAAACCATACGCAGACTGTGGAGGTGCGTAGGAAGACCCATAGGAGGGGTTAAAACCGCCCATAGAGCCTTGATAACCCATTGGTTGACACATTGGTTGCATCGGAGGTTGAGGCGCTCCAAAAGCCTTAGAAACTGCTCCAGCGGCTCTTTTAGTCATCACACCACCGATACCGCCAACAATCAAAAGAACAATGTCGTTCAGCATCTTGGTATAGGCTTGGTCAATCGGAGCCATACTTTTGATGGGCTGAGTCACAAAGGTGACAGAATAGAGCAAAGCAATGACGATGATGCACAGGATACAGGTCACGACAATGACCACAAATCCCCATACACGAACCTCAAATTCTTCAGTTGTTAGGTTTGGTTTCTGGTTGGATGTCATTGATTTTCTTTTCCAAAATAGGGGCTACTAAGTATTCAGGACATTGTTGGGTAAACAAACATTTAGGCTTTTGGCATTGTTCAGCATGAAAGTTATCTGGGTTTTGGCAAAAGTACCTGTAGCGGTCTTCTAGGCAACCACCTAGAAGTAGTGCTGATAACAACAGTAAATATCTCATACCTTAACATCCACTTTAGCCCATTGAGTCTTAATCTCTTGGGCTTTCTGTTGTTGTTGAGCTTGGTGGTTTAACTCTGCCAAGCGCTTCATATTCTGTTGGTGGATCACTCGGTGAGCCTCTGACAACATTTGAGCATTCTGTTGGTAAGTGGTGATTCTCATTTGCCCAATCCAACCTTTCCAAGTAAAAGATTAACAATTCTGTCTGACAGATCATCAGGTAAGAACTTCAGAAAACCCAAGAAATAAAGCGCTACCACCCCGTAAACGAAGATTTTTAAGCACAAGTCAAAGGTCTTCTGATACTCATTCATCTGCCACATCTACGAGTAGTCGCACAGAAATCCATCATTTCATTTACACCAACAAAGACTAAAAACAACACAAAGCAGATTCCACCTATTGCCAAACCAATCTCTAGTTGTTCTTGCTCTTTCTCTTTGGCTTCTTTCTCTGCTTTCTTTAATGCGCTTATCTCTTTGGCATCTGCCAAGTCCATCTCTGCTTGACGGGCTTTAATCTTGTTCCAGACATCAATCTTGCCTGTCTGCATGAAGAGCATCTTTAACTCTTCCTCAAACGCCCTAGCCTGTTCTAAAGCCATCTCAATCTGCAAAGCCGTACCCATGTTTGAGCCTTTGCCAGACTGTTTAGCCTGAAGCATGGCTTTTGTAGCTACAGACTTAGCGTCAAATAGCTTACCAATCATGGGCGCAAGTGAGCCTAGGTCTTGGGCAGCATTAGCCGCCTTCTTGACCATCGAAATAGCGGATTGAATCCCCGCTAGAGCAGAAATTGGATCGATCACTTCTTTCTCTCCCACTTGAGACAGACTACTCTGCGATTAAACACATCGCCAGTCCAAGTCCATTTAATACATCGGTACTCTATGGTTGCCGCCAAGAGAAAGGCGATCACGGAAATGCCCAAACAATAATATAACTACAAAAGATTACAAAGAAAAGAATCAGGACTGCTACTGAGATAGCAAACAGCCCGTCTTTCATTACCTTCTTTCAGATAGGTTGTACTGTCCAACAGCACTTGGTGCAACAACACTACCAAGCGGAGCAGATTGTTGAGAAAGCATACCGCCTACACGTTGCAATAATTCTGGTCTGTTACGCAACAACGCATCAATTAGCTTTTGTCCACCTTGGCTATAGGCAGTGGGGACTCCAATTGCCGTTGCTGTGCCAACTGTAGGTTCAGATAGTAAGCCATAGCCACCACCTATTCCAAGCGCAAGCCGACCTGTTTGAGATGCTCCTGTTGGGTCGCCAATGACTTCAAGTGCGGCATCCGAGATGTCTTGGCCTTTAGCTTTACCTTTAGCAAACGAGGATTTGCGTCTCGTTGGGTCTTGTTGGCGCACAGCAGTAGAAAATTGTTGCGGTGTGAATACACCACTTTTTGCCCCAGAATTAGCCGCAGCTACATTGATTACAGATAAATCACTAAAGGCGGCATCAACTCTACGCAATGTAGGTGTTTGCTTGGGATTTTGGAAATACAATTCTTTTTTAAGTACGCCAAGAACATCGCTTAACGCATATCCAATTTCTTTTTCCGAAGCACTTTGACTGTTAACATAATCGCTTGCCTTCTTTCGTAAATCACTCTCAATACCTTTGTATGTTTTACCATCAAGTTTTTGACCTGAGAATTTACTTAAAACGATGTCATTCAAAGCCGCAGCGACCTTTTCTCTTTGATCTGCTGATAAACTTTTAGCCTTAGCAAGTTCACCTAAAATATTGCTAGTGGTTGCAAAATCTAAGTCAAATGTTATTTTTGACAAAACATCGTCATATTTATCAGATACTGTTTTTGACGCATATTCAATTGCATCTCTACCAATTACATCAGCAGGAAGGCTTAATTTATCTTGTTTTGTTGGGTCACTTGCTTTAGCTAATGCCTTGTTAATTACACTCTTGTTAAAATCAAAGAGTACACGTTGTTTTGCATTTTGAATGCTTTGACCAACTAAAGGAATGTTCTCAGCAAATTCCTCAAGTGTCTTAAATTGTCCACCAAGGGTTTGACCAGTGGTAGGCGTAATTCCAAGCTCACGCATGGTTTTCTCTGCTTTGGAGACTAATGGGTTGAGGACTCGACCCGCACCCGCAACAACCTTTTCACCGATAGGGCCAGTAACTCCACCTAAAACCACTTGTTTAGCCTTTTGCTCACCAAACTCGCCTTCTCCGACCACTGGTTGCATAGCACCGCCTACAGCGCCAGCAGTTGCCGCTTGACCAACAGTAGACAAGCCTCTAGCCCTAGCCAATTGAGCCACACGAGTCGCAGGAACAAGACTGGCAGGGTTAAGAATATTGCCGCCTAAACGAGCCACATCAAAGCCGGATTCACCCGCCTGTTCACGTTGGGCTTGATAGGATTGCTCTTCAGCTTTAGCCATCTCATCTACACGTTTTGCTTCTCTGTAAAGCAAATCGCTCAGAGAATTAGGCTTAGTGCCACCCAAACTGGCTACTGCCCCTAAAGCACGAGGAATCATTTGTGCGCCAGCAGTGATAGGGTCTTTTAAACCCATTAAGAAACCAGATGAGGGTGCTTTTACATCTGGTTGAGAAGGTTCAGGTTGCAAAGAACTCTTAATTCTTGACAACGCATCATCTTCGCTCAGTCCATCAGGCAACTCATAGGAAACACCTTTGTATTCGTAAATAGTAGCCATATTACTTATCCTTCAACTTGATTGGATTCTGAGGAGAGCCAAGAGGTGCATTTGTAACAGGTGCAATTGGTAGCTCAGTACCACCTTTAGCCGCTTGTGCTTGTAGATTCAAACGTTTAATATTGTTTTGAACTTTCTTTTCTGCGCTAGCCAAAATACGCTTCATAGATTCTGGCTCAAGACGTTGATTTCCAGCCACAACATTTTGCAAGTATTTAAGTTCTTCGTTAGAGTCATTTCCACCAAATTGCACCAAACGAGGAATTACAATTTCGCCAATGTTTGCCAAGAACACTTCTGTGTTTTCGAGCTTCTTTTGGTTACCAAGCAAACCAAGCGAATACTTAGTTGCTGCCGCCTGTTCAGGGCCAAAAGCACCGCTATAGATGCCTTTGTTTAACAGAGAAAGTGCATCTTTATAGGCGGTTTCCAATGAGAATTGATTTTCAACATTGGCTACATTTTCACCAACAATTTTGCCAGCCGCTTTAGCTGCCGCACCTGTATCAACATTGATACCACCAATAGTGACGTTGCCAGTACCTTTTTTAACACCTTCAAGTTTTTTCTCTAAGTACTCATTCATACGTTTAATGTATGGTTCAGTACCTGGTGTCAATCCTGCATCCACAAGTTCTTGACCAAATGCAGATAACTTTTCTTTTTCAGGCTTTGTTGTTAAATTCTTTAAAGCTGTTAATCGGAAGTTCAGTAAATTCTTAGCACGAGTGCGATCTGGACTATCAGGAGCATTCTCAATGTCTAAAAGTGAAGCCTCTAAAGTTCCAATCTCATTTGCAACCTGAATATTTGGATTAACTGCTTGTTGACGCTCACGAGAAGCCGATGCCAAGGATGCTTGACTTGCCGCTTGACGTTGTTGCACCAAAGCCATCTCACCCTGTGCTTGACGAGCATATTGAGCCAAAGCCATAGCGCCTTGTTGGTCACCAGCTTGTGCCAACATCTGAGCGCCTTTTAAGATTGACTCAGGATCAGACTGGTCTATCTGTTGGGCAATAGTGTTTCTAGCACTAATCATCTTTAGTTGTGGGTCTTCAATACCCATAGCACCTGCAATAGCACCACCAAGACTCCTAGCACCACCATAAGTCAATGCCGCACCACGAGATGCAGGGTCTAGTTGAGCAAGGGTAATGCCTTCTTGCAAGGCACTTCTACGTTGCTGTTCACCATACATTTGGGGGGTTAATCCAAACAAACCCGCTACGATATTTTCTGCCATGATTATTCCTTAGTATCTATTAAAGTATTCATCAGGATATTTAGGCTTTACAGCCTGAACTGGAGCGGGTGTAGCTTGTGTAAAACCTCCTTGAGGACTGCCACCAAATAACCCGCCTACATATTCACCAAATGTGTTAGAACTACCTATACCGCTTAACAATGATGCGTAAGGATTGTTTGTTGCTGCATTACCAGTAGCCAATCGAGTACTAAACTCAGCACCTGACAACCCTAAACGACCCACGTTAGCACCTGCTGTAGCTGCTTGTTGACCAAGAGCCGCACCCATTGTCAAAGGTTGTTGTGCTAATTGCTCTAAGCCTTGAACTTGTCCCAAAGCAGTTGTGTAAGGAGCGTAAGCGGCTTGTTGACCACCATAGTATTGACCCATAGCTTGTGAGCCTTGACCCAATAAACCCGCACCAAACAAGACATTCTGTTGACCATACTGTTGAGCATTAGCCGCCAATTGAGCCTCTTGTTGCGCTCTAGCGTTATACAAAGCCTGTAGTTCAGGAGTAGTAGCACCCAAAGTACCACCTTGAGCAACAGAAACACCTGAGCGACCTTGTTGGAATAGTTTGTTTTGCAGATTAGCAAGTTCTAACTCTCTGCCTGGTTGCAATAAGTCCATTTGACTCTTTAAATAGTCTGATGCAACTTGTTCAGGTGTTTTAGCCAAATAGCCTTGTCCTAATTCAAACAATCTCTCAGCGCCCGTTTGGAGGGGTTCAAAGGCTTTCTGTGCGCCTTCTGCTTGTACTAAACCAGACTCTGTTAACTTGACCAAACGATCTTGAGCCGCTTTTGCTTCAGGGCTTAGTGTGTATCCTGCGCTTGTCAATTGACCTGTTACAGGATCGACTTGGAATTGTGAAGTACCAAACCTAGTTGTCATGCCAACAGGTCTGAAAGCAGCCGCTTGTTTAGCAGCAGCAGTCTCAGTATCAATCATCTGTTGCGCTTTAATAGCCGCTTCACGAGATGTTTGTTGTTGGAGAAGACCTGCACCAGTAGTCAAACCACCTGATAACAAAGCACCAAGTTGAGCTGCTGTAAGACCGCCCAAACCAGTAGTAGTTGTAGTTCCTAATTTAGTACCGACACCCGTACCTACGCCTCCAAGAACAGTGCCTAGACCAGTACCAACACCTGTTCCTACACCTGCAAGAGTAGTCCCAAGCCCTGTACCCAAGCCTGTACCTAAACCCGTACCCAATGTAATTCCTGCGCCTGTTCCTGCCGCTCCTAAACCTGCACCTGTAGTGCTAAGACCTAGACCGCCTGCACCTGCTGTTAAACCAGTACCAGTACCCATCCCTGCAACAGTACCGCCTAAAGCACCAGTCAATGCACCTGTACCACTACCACCTGTTAGGTTAGTCAATGTACCTGCTAAAGCACCAGTAGTTAAAGAGTTAGCAAGAGCAGTTGCTCCCGCAGTACCACCCGCACCACCAAGAGCAAGATCAAGTTGAGCCAACTCAGCCATTGTTAGGCCAGTAGAGCCAACAGTAGCCGCACCACCTAATGCACCTGCGCCACCAAATAATCCCGCACCATAGCCACCTGCTAAAGCAGCTAGAACTACAGGGTCTGTAATGGCTTGTCCTAATCCCTCTAAAAATGAACCTGCAACTTTTTGTTGTTGAGTAGTTTGTTGGTATTCACCAGTAGGAGAGTAATAATTGATGTTTCCACCAACTTGGTTCTCACTAGCTTTATAAGTAATTACATTCTCTACCCCACCGATCTGCTGATCTTCACCAGAACCAATTACTTGGTTAACCGCTTGAACATAAGTATCACCAAGCAATACTGCTTGATTAGGAGGAATAACATCTGCCACCCTAGCAGCAATTTCGCCAACAGGAATATTGAATGTAGAGGATACTTGCTCAGGACTAATGCCTCTTGTTTCCATCAAAGAAACAATTTGCGAATCCGACATATTCGGATTTTCCAGAAAGATATTAAACAGTTCTGCGTTTGTTACAGCCATGATTGCTCCTTATTGTGGCTCAACAGGCCAAGTAATAGTCCAAGGGAAACCACTCTGCAAAGGAACATCTCTCAATGCTTGGCAGTAGTCTTTCCACTCTTGTGATGGAGTCATATCGCTACGAAATCTCCAATCAGTTTCTGTTAGTTTATCATCACGGGACTGACGAACACTCTTAGCCTGTTCAGCATCCTTCTGAGCCTTGTAAGCAGTCTCATGCTGGGTAGCAGTTGTGACATTGCCCGTCTCATCTGTAGTATCTACAAAGACAGGGCCAAGCACATACTTTGTGTACCACTTGCCATCAATCTGTTCGACACCAGAGGCTTGAGAGTATTGGTAAACAGTACCGCCAGTTGCTTGTGCGCCTTCAAAGACTACATCAGCACCCAAAGCCTCCAAGACTTCAGTTGTTGTTGTTTCCCATGATGGGCCACCATTGGCTTTTGTGTATGCACGAAATTCACTTTCGTACATTACTTGTCCTGTTTCTCTGATTCGTACTTGCATTTTAATTACCTCAAGCAATTGCTAAAAAGATGAATGTGCCACCACTTGCATTGATAGCGGCTGGCGCAGTTGAACTAATCTCAAACCCTGCGCTGTAGGTGTCAATGTAGTCTGTAGATGTCACTTCAGCGGCTGTGCTGTTTAAAAGCAAATAAGGGTCATTGCCGCTTACGATTCCTCGTGCTGAGTCCCACACATACCAATCACCAGTTGAGTCGGTGCGCTTGATAAGGACAAACCTTGCACCACCAGTAAAGCCACAATCAACTTGTTTTGTAGTGGCTGTGCCTGTGTAGCTTCCTACTTTGGAAACACCAGCGCAAGTTGCAAATAGGTAGGCAACAAATGTGCCGTTATTTATATTAACAGTAGAGGCAGTTCCTAAAGAAAAAACTGATGAAGTTGGTGTTGTGTTATTCCAGATAGTTGCGCCAGTTGATTCAGCAATTGTGGTATTTAATTGCAAAAACTTTGTGTTTCCTGATGCGTTTGAATACACAATCCAATTAGTTGCCCCTGACCTACTTTTTACAATCATTAACTCAGGCACTGCTGCCAAGTTGTGCGCCACAGTCCTGTTGGCCCCCGTCCCTGTATAACAAACCACATCAAAGAAACTGGGTGCTCGTTTAAACAAATAATTTATAAATGTATTTGCACTAGCATTGGTAATTGTTGAAGTAGTACCTACTTTGAATCCATCCATTACATCCCAAGGATTTGCTTGAAGTATGGTTACCCCTGCCGCTACCTCTGCCGTTGAAGCAGAAGTTTCAGCATACCCTGTTCCCGTAAGTCTTGAAGCAAGTAAATCACCAACAACAGAGCCTCTATTTTTAATCAACACAGCATCATCAGTCTGACCGCCAGTTACAGTAGCATTTGCACCAGTACCAGTTCTAGCATTTAAACCCAACACACTAGTCCCACTCGTAGGCACTTTCATTGGGCCTCTGTGAATGGCTATGTAAATCATTGTTTCGCCACTTCCGTTATATGCACCAGCCGCAGTTTTTATTTCAAAACCAGTAGCAGTTGGCGATAAAACATCTAATGTATTGATTTCTGCATCTGTTGAATTTGGACTTAACGCAGCATCTGTAGAGCCGTTAGTCATGCCTCTCATGTTGTCATAAATAAACCAAGCTCTAGGGGAAGCACTAGCGTTTTTAATTAACAACCACTGAGGCTCATACCCAAGATTGACAACAGGGCCTGTTGCAGAACCATTACCCGTATAAGACCCACACGAAATCACATTGTCTGTACCAGTTAGGCCAAAGCCTCCTGCGTTGTGGGCGAATAGATAGGCTACATACGTAACGCCACTATCGTTTAAAGAAAGAAATGAATCTGCGGTAAATGTTGTTGATGTAACGTTCCAATTTAAATTTACGCTTGTTGCAGATGCAGATGTTTGGTTTAAAGAAATGTAATAACTGTTTCCAAGCGACCTGTGATAGGCATACCAGTCGCTTGCGGCACTAATTTGTTTTGTTACGATAAATCCAGGAGCAGAACCAAGATTGTGAGAAATAGCGCGGTCACCAGTGCCATCACCAGTCCAAGTCACAACATCAAAGAACTTTGGTGCTTTTGCCCAAGACCAAGATACGGCTGCTGCTCCATTTGTGATATTCCCGTAATCGCTATTACCTAACGTAAAGCCGTTTGAATTAAATGCAGTTAGTGTGTTTGCTAATGACTGCTGGTCAATAGTGTTGTTTGATAAAAGAACTTTGTTTACACCACGGGCTGTGTCATACAAATAATTATCGTAAGCATTGGTGCGGTTTTTTGTCCAAACTAATCCACCTTTGGTAGATAAATCAATGCCATTGGTTATTGTTTGTGTTGAAGCGTTACCTGTAAATAAAAACGTAGAAAATTAATCTTCTATATATTTTGGTACGGCAGCAACCCCGC